AATACCGATCCTGGCAACCTGCAAATTGCTGGTGAGTTCATGCGGATGATGCTGATGGCTACTGGCACGGTAGATAGTTCGACTATGCCTTCGCCTACAACGGCAGACGGTGCTGGCCTCAGTGCTGGCCTCTCAGCCATCATCAAGAAGAATAAGAGAACCCTAGTTAACTTCCAAGAGCAGTTTCTAATCCCGTTTGTAAAGAAGTCTGCTTATCGGTTTATGCAGTTTGATCCAGAGAACTACCCTGCACAGGACTTCAACTTCATTGCCTCTAGCAATCTAGGCATCATTGCCCGTGAGTATGAGCAGATGCAGTTCATGAATCTACTCAAAACCTTGGGTCCAGATAGCCCTGTTGTGCCAATTGTGCTCAGAGCCATCATCGAAAACAGTGGTTTGAACAACCGTGAGCAGATTGTTGCACAGATGGATCAGATGTCGCAGCCCAATCCTGAGGCACAGCAGGCTCAACAGATGGTTCAGCAGCTACAAATGCAGAATGCACAGTTGCAAAACGCCAAACTTGAGTCTGAAGTGCTCCTAAACCAGACAAAAGCACAGGCAGAGGCTGTAGATACGCAGTTGAAACCGGCAGAATTGCAGGCTTCGCTGGCTGCTAGCGCCTCTAAGTACCTCTCAGACTCTAATAATCCCACCGCAGAGTTTGAAAGACGCATAAAAGTAGCAAATCTGGCACTAAAAGAGAAAGACATCGACACTAAGAAGGAAATTGCTAACCTTCAGGTCGTTGCTGCCCGTCAAAAATAAAAAACTTGACAAAAGCGGTAAAAAGTGCTTGACAAAATAAGAAAAGTGTGGTAGAATTACAACAATGTTACCAGAATTACAGCAGTATTACGAAGACAGGCTTTCTATGATGACCACCACAGCGTGGTCGCAACTCCTAGAAGACCTATTAGAGATGCGTACTCAGTACGAGAACATCCGCAACTGCGATGCAGTGACCCTAGAGTTTAGAAAAGGACAGGTCGATATTTTAGACTACATCATTGGTCTAAAAGACTTGTCACAACAAACCTACGAGGAACTGCAAAATGGCGAGAAGAATATTTGAATTCCGCTGTGCCAAAGCGCACATAAGCGAAAAGTATGTAGATGAGTCAGTAACAGTCATACAGTGCCCACACTGTACAAATGACGCTACAAGGCTTATCTCAGCTCCTAGAATCTCTTTAGAAGGTATCACAGGTGATTTTCCTTCTGCAAGCAGAGCCTGGGAGAAGCGGCGAGAGTCGCACATGAAGTATGAACGTAAAGTTGGTATTTCGGAGGGATAAGAGAACCCCCTCAAACGTAATAAGTGTTCTTTCTTAATGCTGTTGAGGCACGGGAGACAATAGATGGCTAGTTTTATTGAAGAAGGCGTTGAAGAAGTAGATCCTAACGAAGTAATGACTGACATTAGCACAGCCGAACCAGAAGCGAAAGCAGAAGAGCCGGTTGTTCAAGAGCAAGTTGAAGAGGACGTTCCCGAAAAGTATCGGGGCAAAAGCGCCAAAGAAATTGCTCAGATGCACATGGAAGCCGAGAAGTTAATCGGCAGACAAGGCAGTGAAGTTGGTGAGTTACGGCGTGTTGTGGATGACTTCATCAAGACCCAAACTACAGCAAAACAGCAACTGCAAGCGGAACCTGACGAAGAAGTTGATTTCTTCGCTGATCCTAAACGTGCGGTAGAGAAGGCGATTGAAAACCATCCAAAGATTAGAGAGGCTGAAAAACTCTCATCTGAGATGGCAGCGGCAAAGGCGTTTAACGAACTAAAAGCACGGCATCCTGACTTTCAAGAAGTTGTTGCCGATCCTGCATTCCAGAATTGGGTTGCAGCCTCCAAAGTGAGGGCAGAGTTGTTTGTTCGTGCAGACCGTTCTTTTGATTATGATGCTGGTGATGAGTTGTTGTCTATTTGGAAAGAACGCAAACAGGCAGCACAGCAGACAGTATCAGCAGAGAAAGAGGTCCGTAGCCAAGCCGTAAAAGCAGCCACTACCACAGTGTCTTCGGGCAGTGATGAAGCACCCTCTAAGAAGATTTACCGTCGTGCAGACATTATTAAACTCATGCAAACGGACCCTGACAAGTATGACATGATGCAAAATGAAATCATGGCTGCTTACCGAGAGGGCAGAGTCCGATAACTTAACACTTTTAACAAAGGAAATTTATCATGCCTTTAGGTACCAATAACGTAGTACAATCCACCGTCAATACCGCAGGTTTTATTCCTGAGGTATGGTCTGACGAAATCATCGCTGCTTACAAGAAGAACCTCGTAGCAGCTAATCTGTTCAAGAAGATGTCCATGAAGGGTAAGAAGGGCGATGTTATGCACTTCCCGTCGCCTGCTCGTGGCTCTGCTGCTGTTAAGACTGCTTCTTCGCAGGTTACTCTGATTGCTGAGAGTGGCACTGAGAAGACTGTCACGATTAACCAGCACTATGAGTACAGCCGTTTGATCGAAGACTTTGCTGAAGTTCAGGCTCTGTCCTCGCTGCGCCGTTTCTACACGGATGACGCTGGCTACGCTCTTGCTACCCGTATCGACACATCGCTGATCCAGTTGGGTCGTGGTGCTCAGGGCGGTACAGCAGGTTCGGCTGCTTACGACAAAGCATATCTTGCTGGTGATGGCTCAACGCTGTATGTTGACGGCACCAACGTAGGTACTGCTCTGACGGATGCTGGCCTTCGCCGTGCAATCCAGCGTTTGGATGACCAGGACGTTCCGATGGACGGACGTTTCTTGATCGTTCCTCCTGCAACCCGTAACACCATGATGGGTCTTGCTCGTTTCACTGAGCAGGCTTTCGTTGGTGATGGCGCTACCATCCGCAACGGTCAGATTGGTGACGTATACGGCGTTAAGGTCTTTGTAACGACCAACGCTGATACAGCAACGACAACGACCACCCGTGTTGCTCTGTTGGCACACCCAGAGGCATTTGTTCTGGTTGACCAGCTTGGCGTTCGTGTTCAGACCCAGTACAAACAAGAGTACCTCGGTACGCTGTTGACTGCTGACACGCTCTACGGTGTTGGTGAGTTGCGTGATACCTCTGCTGTGGCTCTTGCTGTTCCTGCCTAATCAGGAATGACAATCGGGGGCTGGCTCACAAGGCTGGCCCTCTTCTAACCACTTAAGGAGATTATTATGGCTGTTTCTCAAGGTCGTTCCCAGTTTCAGGGCTTGTTCTCTGAAATGTGGGCAGTTTCTGAGACTGTTGACTTTGGCAATGCTGCTACCGGCTCTGGTACGTTTGCATCTGTCAATGTAACAGTCCCTGGTGTTGCTCTTGGCGACATCGTTATGGGCATCTCTGCTGGCGTAGACACTGTAGACGCCGTTATCGGTGGCGCAGTAACTGCTGCTAACACGGTTACTCTGACTGTTCTAAACAACACTGCTGGTGCTGTAGACTTAACTTCTACTACTCTGAAGTTCATTGTAGTACGCCCAGCATTCTAAACCTTACGGTTTTGCCTCTTAGGAGGCTTTTCTTTAGCATCTTCGCTGAGGGTGTTAAAGAAAACAACATAGAGGACTAAAATGATACCTCGCTGCTACCCTACTACCTATGCAACCGCAAACGGTACAACAAAAATGGTCGTAAACTCGCTTGCAAGCACTACTGGCTTAACTGCTTGGGTTGACTACATTCCCACAAAGAAATTAGGTTCTGCACCTGCACAATACAACACTTATGACAATGCCGGTGCTATGTTTGTAGATGTTCTTGCTAGTACGACAGGTAAAACCGCAGGCATCGACTACATTAATGTCTATGAAGATGCTACACTAACCAAGGCTTGGTCAACAGACGCAAGCGGTTATATTCCAATCTGGTACTAACATGGCGATATATCGTGGTCCCGGTGGTCCCGGCGATGCAACAGCAGATCAAGCAAATACAGCGCAGTTAGCACTTACTTATGCTAACCAGTCTGCTGCCAGTGCTGCTGCTGCTGCGGCATCTGCTCAGAGTACAATTAACTTTACAACTGATTTAGATGTAGCGGCTTCTTCGTTGCCTGCTGGCTCAACGCCGACCGTATCCTATAACTCTACAACGGTCTCACTGTCTTTTGGTATCCCTGATGGTACTACAGGCCCTACAGGCCCTTCTGGCCCACAAGGACCCACTGGTTCTACTGGCCCTACAGGCCCGACAGGCCCTAATGGCCCAACTGGACCGGCTGGACCGACTGGCCCGACAGGTTCGCCTGGTCCCACAGGCTCTACTGGACCAACAGGCCCAACTGGTCCTACAGGTCCGGCAGGATCAGCAGCTACAATCGCTGTTGGTACCACCACTACAGGACCAGCAGGGGGCAGCGCCTCTGTAACCAATAGTGGGTCGTCTTCAGCCGCAGTCTTTGACTTTACTATTCCGACTGGTCCTACCGGCCCCACAGGACCTACAGGGCCAACTGGACCGACAGGATTAACAGGACCCACTGGTGCTCCCGGACCGACAGGGCCAACAGGGCCTACTGGACCGACTGGCCCGGCAGGATCAGCAGCTACCATTGCTGTCGGAACCACCACTACAGGGCCTGCTGGTGGTAGCGCATCCGTAACAAATAGTGGCTCAAGTAGTGCCGCAGTATTCGATTTTACTATTCCAACTGGTCCTACAGGGCCGACTGGTCCCACTGGCCCAACAGGCCCCACTGGCCCCACTGGCCCAACTGGACCTGCTGGGGATGTTTCAACTGGAAAAGCGATAGCTATGGCTATTGTATTCGGAGGTTAATATGGCAGCACCTAATATCGTAAACGTAACAACCATTACTGGTAAGACAGTCGGATTAGCTCTGACTACTTCCTCGGCTGATGTTGTGACTAACTCAGCAGCCAGTGGTAAAGTCTTTAAGATCAATGCAATCTATGTGTCTAACGTAGATGGAACCAACAACGCTGATGCCACGGTTGCTTTTTACAACGCTGACAACACCACGTCATATGAACTAGCGCATACGGTTACTGTACCAGCAGATGCAACTTTAGACATTCTTAGCAAGCCTATCTACCTTGAAGAAGGTGACAAGATTACAGGACT